ATGATTAAATTCGGGAAAATAGTTGCCGGTGAAGCTGACGGAATTCATGTAATTGAAGTGTTTGAAAGCAACCCTGATGGCAGCTTTACTCTGATCTGTTATGCCGTCAAAGATGGGGACGAAGAAATTGTAATTCTGCCAAGCCTTGATATGGCTATGGAAGAGTATTCCGCACAATTAGAGCATGCAGGGCATCGACTACATTAATATTTGTAGTTACATGGCTATCGTTAAGACAACTATTTTTCATCTTTGAACGCGATTATGTTTTTCAAATGTTCGGCAATGCCGCCAGCATTTTTAAATCTCACCCACTCTTTGTAATGCGACTTACAATAATGAACCTCTGGCGCGACCTCTTTGGCGTGGCTATGACATATCTTTCGATCGCAGGTCTTCCCATCGCCAACCGGGTAATCACAAAGAAACTCTGCAATTGCGGCGCAATCAGCGCAGTGCTCACCTAAATCACCACAGATAAACATAGGCGCATCGCTGACGTTATTTTTAGCCGCGGCATACTGCTGATATGTTCCGGTGAAACCGATGCTCTTCCAGTGTTTAAATTCTTCCTTACTTGGGGGATTTGATTTGCAGACATAGCAAGGCATTATTCACCAACCTTGTGATCTAAAACTCTTTTAATCACACCTTCATCTTCATCCATTTTGTAATCACCAGATTCTAGCAATTCATTTGCACAGCTATTACAAACACGAACAGTGCCCCCTTGATCATCTTCAACCCAATTTGACATGTGTTCATAGCAAAAATATTTCTCACAACTGTATTCATCATCACCATGCATACCACCACACGCGTATGATAAGCCTCGATCAATTTCTTTATTACAACCATCATGATCACAAACAGACGAATGAGCATAACCAATAGGCCGGCCATTCTTATCTTCACCGCAATTAGCCCATCCCATCACTCACCATCCTTAGATAATTCATGTAATTTAATGAATGAACCTTCTATCATCCTAGGACATATTGCTAATCCAAAAAGATTAAACGACTTAAATATGCATTTTGCAGCAACGAATTCACCTTGTTTTATATCTTGCATTGCACACATAGGAATAAATCCATCATGAGTTTCTTGTAATGCAACTTCCTCAGTGATGAACCGTGGTAAATATTTATCTAAAAAGCTTCCGGGATTAATCATGCCGATTCCCGCTTTTCCATCATCAATTTAGCCGCTTCAAATTCACTACCAAGAATTTCAATAGTTCCAGAACCAGCGGATGGTTTTTGATTTGCTTGGACATAAATGCAAGTTGGAGTTGTAAACATTCGACCCCCACCTGACATGCACATTGCCATGTAATCAAACCCTAGCGCATCATATACAGGGTCTGTATCAATAGTTTCATCTGGTTTATCACTCCATAACTCCTGCAACTTTGCTAATTCTTGCTTGAGTGTTGCGGGAACTTTTTTCCGTGGTCTGCATAAACCATTAAGTTTTCTGTCTGGGATGGTCCATAACGCAGCATTCAGATAAATTTCACCACCTTTGAAAGTCACTCCATCAAGTGATGATCTTGTTCCGCAATAAACCATTACCGGCTCTGCATTGAACTGTTTGGCAAATTCTTTCGCTCTGTTGTAAAGCGCAACTTTTTTCGATTTAATCTGTTCAGATATTTCAAGAACGCTGGATGTTTCATTTTTGTAATAGCTCATACTTCCTCCTGAATAGGAGTAGCAAACAATGCCAAGCATCCATCTTCTGTGTCGGTAATGAACAACAGAAATGAATCTTCTGTTGGCTTTTTTGGATTCCAATCGCTGGCATAAATTTCACCTGCCGCATATTTTTCAGAAAGCGGCTCATCTTCATCCTGCAGCCAAACATCAACCGACTTTATTTTGTTATCGCTAAACCACTTATTTACTTCTTCTTCAGTGGTATCTTCACCCCAATAAGATGGGTAATCAGGATGTGTCCAATAGCCAAATTCATTGCGCACAACCTCAATTTCTTTAATGCTCATACAGCCACCGTGCCTTTGTTCTTGGTTAAGTTATCGATCGGTAAGTTGAAAGGGTTCAGCTCACGTTCTTCTATCCATGCCCGCAGTTGAGCCGCTGAATACATGGACGGTTTACCGGGGCCGGATATAACTGGTTCCAGAGTAAAGATGCCTTGCTTCTTCCATTCAGGAAGGGTGCGCTCTGAGCAACCGATGATCCGGCAAACGTTCTTCTTTGCTATGAGGCCGACAGTTGGGAAGTCGATCACTACGGTTCTGATTCGTTCGTTCATAGGTTCCTCACGACACATGCATTTGACATAACAGACTCATGCTTCAGCCTTTGTTAGCCGCTGAACTATTGCCGATACGTATTCAATTTGATGAAGGCAGTCATCAAGCGCTTCATGCTTAATTCCTTGGAATGGAATTTCCTTTTTTGGATCAAAACCAATCATTCGACCCAGCTCAACAACGGTTCTGACGTCACGTTCGTTATAGAACCGCCAAGGCAAAGGGATACTGCATGCCTGAAATGCGCTTTTCAGAATGATCAGATCAAACGTTGCGCCATTTCCCCATGGTTGAACTTTTGCGTCTGATGAATACGTTTTGATGAAGTCGCTAAAAGCCCCCAATGTTGTTGGTAATTGCATATATGGGAGATTTGATTTTGGACGAGCTTCATCCGATTGCTCCATCCACCACATGATCGTGCTTACATCCATTGTTAAACCGTATTCAGTGCATGATTCCAGAGAGACTAACTGGCTAAACGTTTCTCCAACCTGAGCTGTTTTTGGGTCAAAAAAGGCTGCTGCAATTTGAAAAATAGCCGCATTGTTTGCTTTGCCCATTGTTTCTAAATCAATCATTAAGTGGTTCATAAGTAAGCCTCAAATCGCATAAATAAGTTCAGGGTATTGCAGGAACGGATGAGCAAAAGGAATGTCATCGTCGAAGTCCATTGGTGGTTCTGTGTAACCGGCTGGTGGACCATTCTTTCCTGCGGCGTAGTTGTAACCACCGTTCTGTGCTGGTGGAGCACTGTTACTGGCTGGTTGGTTATTTGCTGGGCCTGATGGTTGACCCCAACCACCAGAAGGTTTTCCATCAAGCATCTGCAATTCATTACACGCGATCTCTGTTGTATACCGTTTCTGACCTTGCTGGTCTTGCCATTCCCGAGTCCGTAGCCGACCTTCCAGATAAACCTTTGAGCCTTTACGCAGATATTGCCCAGCGATTTCAGCTAGGCGCTTATACAGAACAATGCGATGCCATTCGGTGCGTTCCTGCTGCTGACCTTGTTGGTCTTTCCAGCTTTCGCTGGTGGCCACTGTTATGTTCGCAACGGCATTACCGTTAGGCATGTATCTAACTTCTGGGTCTTGGCCGAGGTTGCCGACGATAATTACTTTGTTAATTCCCTTAGCCATTTACGACCTCCAGTTTCGTATCCGATCCACATTCAGACCAGCCATGCGACACTGGACGACCATTTAATAAGTTAGTCAGCGCAAACCCCGTTCTTGATAAGGCCTCATCTAATCCAAACTCTTTTACCCACTGAGGAATAAGTCTTCCTATGGTTAACTTGTCTTCATCAGACAATTTCACAATGTCGTCGTGTTTTTGTTCAACTATCCATGTTGATACGTTTATTGGTTTAGCATGCTGATGCTTAATAACTGCTTCACGAATGATCTTGATCTGCTCAAACAGCGGAGGTAATTGGTTGCTATTGATATGCTTAGTGAGTGCTGAGAGAGCATCCAGACGCTGTTCATTTGTCAGTGTCAGTCGCTTTTCTGCTTCGTTTAATGCCATGGTGAAATTATTGATAAGCAGTTTTTGGTCTTCTGTCGTGCCGGTCATCTCTCCATCGGTATCAATAGATGTGAGGACAAACATAACTTCCCGATGACTATACTTGTCAGGCCAGCCAAAGCGCACTGTCATCTCGGCAACAAAGCGGTTCCAACTTCCGCACGCTAGTGAATTACTTTTAAACTCCAGTTCGAGTTCATCCAGCGTTTTATCTGCATAGGTAAGCTCAGGTTCTTCGGAGGCATCCAGATCGAGCTGGTAATTGTCATCAACCACTTCGGCTAACTTACAATCTGACTCTTCAATATGTGTATGTTCGGTTGTTACTGGTGGTTCTATCGCTGCAACCGCTGGCAGCATTGATTCAGCAATTACAGTGGCGCGGCTCTCGATCATGTTCATGATCATGCGGCCTTGGGTTTCAAGGTCGTTGCGGTTCAGACGTTCAAATGGTCTGCGTTCCCATTTCCAGTCTTTATCAAAGATGACGACAGCAGAAGCGAACCCGCTAGAACTTGGTTTGTCTTTCTTCGGGTCGCGTGGCACATACCAGTTCGGTGTTTTGAAACCAATACGCCCGGAAACGAACTGAATGAAGTCTGCATCTTCTGGCCACCATCCTTCACTGGTGCCGGCCTTGATAAGCAGCATGATCTTGGCGCCCAATTCGCGCTGCTCACGGCAATAAGCCAGAATATTTTCAATACCAGTGATTGGAGTGCCATCACTATCAGATTGAGGGCGAGAGTAGGGTGGGTTAGCGAACGCCGCGCCGCCGAGCTGGCGCAAATCATTAGCCCATTCCTGAGTCAGTGCATTTATTTCAGCCGTGTAATAGTTAGGAGCCAAGGCATTTGCATCACTGGCGAACAGGTCAAGAACAACGGGGCCAATCTTCGGAGTGAAATGCCAGAACAGCCCCATTGCTAACTCTTGAGGTGTCTGCCACTGGTCTCTGATTTGTTTTAGCACATGATCTGGCTGTTGCTGTAATTCAGCAAGCCGCTGGGCGTAGTCGTTCATTTCTACCTCTGACTGGTTGTTTTTGTTTTGCAACGGCTTTGGCATCCTGTTCGGCCTTCTTCAGCTGCTGGTCCATCAATCGCTTGTATGACTTGGCTTCTCGTTTACCAACTGCAAGGCAGTCATCGAAGCATTTACCTGGTCTGAAAACGGGTTGGTTATCGAAGTAACGCAGTGACGCCTTCACGCCTTCACTGAGAGCAACGCCGACATAACCATCCTTCTGCAACAATTGAGTGATGTTTTTCTCAATGAATTCGCGTGGGTGCATGGCGTTCTGCCTTAGGCTAAAGCCAGTTGTGCTTTGGATGGTTTTTTGATGCCGGCGCATACACGACAAGCGAAGCCGGTGCTGATTTCAAACTTCTCTGCTATTTCTGCCAAACCAAGACCGTATTGGCGACGAACCTCACGAATCAAATAGATGTCATGATCATCAAGTTTTGGTTTGAAGAAGTTGATACCGAAATCTTGAGCCAGCGATTTAATGTACGGCTGAGACTTACCCGTGATTACAGCAACCTCTTTGGAGGTGTATTGCTTGGCTAACGACTGGACCTGATTAGCAAGGTCGATGCGTTCTTGAGATATTGGTTTACTCATAGTGATGACTCCCTTGCTAGTTCCAGATCTTCTTTGATGTTTTCTATGGCGCGGCGGACTTCATGCCGTTTCATATCTGCTTTCGTCGCTTTAGCTGGTGTTCTGGACTCTCTGTGCTGCCGCATTGCCCAGCCGTTTGATTGAGATTGTTTCCAGCCAGCTGGCAAATCAGGTTTGTCCATGAACACCTCGCTTGAGATAGGTGCTGGCTAACCGAGCCAGCCGGGTATTTGAATTGAGCGCCACCAGGTTGCTGCTGGTGGTCAGGTTGCGCTACGAACACAACTGAGTGCCATCTGACCGGAATCGAACCGGTGACCTCCCGATTCAAAGTCGTTCGCTCTACCTTCTGAGCTACAGATGACATTCAGTTGTGTGCTCACCTTCCAGCAAGCGTGGCTCGGATGAACAAAATTAATGTTTTCACGAGCTAGGCGGGATCTGGTGTTGTTGTGCCGCCTCATTACCCAACAATCCATGAACTAAATGCCTGTTTCCGCCTTATTTACCGCATCCCTTTAATGCGTGATGATTCAACATCTGCAAACACAACCCGACTAATGTCTTTTTCATGATCATCAATCGGAGCTACTCGCAATCGTGACAGGCAGCACTCAGCAAGTAAGGCGATTAAATCTCTAATAAACTGAGACATATCGCAGACACCTTTTTGATGTAATTACACATCGGTGGATTGCTCTACGTACAGGATGCTCAAATCCTGCTTATTGCCCGTCTTCCTTGCGTCCTATGCCGTCAATATCTGGATAAACCATGATCGGGCGACTAACTTGCACAGTCTCTGTGGCTTTGCTCGGCTCGATTCCATAAAACAATCCCCGTTGTATGCTGGACTTCCACCAGCTGTGTGCTCCAACACTCTGAGGTCTTTCCCACGTCAGCAGGTCACTCGCTATTTTTCCAGATTGCACTCTGGTCGGTTTCCCTTCCCAGAGGAGAGCTGTGGAGGCTGCGAGCCCTGTTGCAGATGTTGCCCACCTTCTGCTGGGGTGCCACATGAAATAACCTAACTGACAGTTAGCATACTATTGGTTTGTATTATGTCAATAACTGTTGGTTAGTATTTTTTGTTTGAGTGTATATAGGCGCTGAATGGAGCGTGGTGTAATCTTTAGTAAATTGCCGTTAAGCGAAAGGGATGACCTATGGCGTATGTGGATCAGACACCAGCGAAGGATAGTGAGGGACAAAAAATCACTAATGACGTGCTGTTAAAGACCATCAAAGCGACTCAATTTCAATTGGATGCTACAGAGGTAATAAAGGTTGTAGCTGCTGTTGCATGGGCGATATTCGTAGTAGTCAGGTTTGGAAGGCATTCAGAAACTCTGGCTTATTATCAGTTGGCGTCAATGATTCTGTTTGGGATTGCCGGAGCAGTAATGGGCAGGCATAAATTGAATAAGCTAAATGGCGCACTATTAGGCTTTGTATTTGAGCCTGTAGGCTTGGTTATGGCTGTATACCTTAAAGATAGAACCAGAATTCCATGCCCACATTGTTTTGAAAGCATGAAGGAAGCCGCCAGAGTTTGTCCGTTCTGCCACAAGGAGGCGTGATCATGCGGTATGTATTTTATGGGGTGCTGGTGGCCCTGCTTACTATGTTTAACGCGCAAGCTGGCCAGATTTATCAATGTGGAGATACATTCCAAGATAGACCATGTGCTGGTAATAAATCTAAAGTGATTGGGCAGTTTCAAAAAAATGAAATGTCGTCCGCAGAGCAAAAAACTAAGCAGGAAGAACTGGAAAAATTGCAAGCTCAGACAGCAGCAGACGCGGAAGCCAGATATAACGCTGAGGTGGCGGCCGCTAATCGAGCTCAGGAGGCTAGTGTATCTGATCGAGCCAACTCAGATGCCATTAGACAGCATCGAGTTATTGAAGGAATGTCTGCGAAAGATGTTGTTAAGTCCTGGGGGGATCCTGATAGGAAAAAACAGGTAACCACTAAATATGGGCTTAGAGAGGAATGGACATATGTTCGTGATTGGGGGAATAAAGAATATGTATATTTTGATGGTGATTCGGTGTCTGAGGTTTCGCTAAAAGATACCAACATTGAATAGTCTGGCAGACTTAGAACACTAAGCCTGCATGATCAAATAACACTACTCTTTCATAACTGTACACTTAACAACCCCGCAGATGCTGACGCGCTCATCTACCTTGATCATTGGGTACTGTGGGTTTAATGGCTTCAAATACCATTGCCCCATATCTACTACAAGTTCTTTGAAAGTGGTTTCATCACCAACTCGCGCAATTACGCGACATGGCGGCTTAGCCTCTACATCTGGGTCAACAATGATCACCACCCCATCTGGATAGCTTTTCCCGCCTGATAGGCTGGTCATCGAATCACCTTTTACCGTAAGCGCATACGCACGAGAGCCTACTTTTACGGGGCTTGTCTCATATACCTCTGCCATATCTGCAGATGGCACATCACCAGTACAACATAACATTCCAGCGCTCACCCATGAAATCAGTGGCACCTGGTAAACAGGGAATGGTGATGGCTCTATATTATTGTTCTCGCCAACATCAACGCCTGTCAGTAACCACTGAACACTTTTCCCAGTTATCCGTGACAAATCACTAATACGTTTTAATTCAGGCAATGAATCGCCGTTCAGCCATTTACCTGCACCGACTTCAGATATTGGATCGCGCAATGACCGCTTTAACTTTGCAATTCTTCCGCGAACAGGCCAACCCATCTGATCCAGCACTTGGTTCAAACGCTTAGCGAAAGCTATTTTGTCGGCCTCATATCGAGCCATTTCTTCTGTATTCCGATTCATAAACTAACACTCGGTTAATATTGAGGCAATAAAAATAAAGTTTAAGTTTCTTGATATAATAATAACTGCTAGTTAGTATTCATGCTGTGGGAAAGTATACAGGACCCCAAAATGGAAGAACTGCTTCATTATTTCGGCTCAAAAGCAGCGATATCACGAGCATTAAACATCTCTGGTACCGCAGTTGTTAGAGCATTTAATCGCGGGAAAGTACCTACACAGTGGGTTCCAGCGCTTAAAAAGGCCGGTTTAACAAAAACTCAGCTTAAAAATTTACCACTGTCAGGCAATGGCAATGAGATTGTTAACGCCATAACCAAAGGTTAGCACAGCCAGCGAGATGAATCATGACAAACAAAACAGGGAATAACACGGTAAAGCACATCTCTCTTTTACCTGATGTGCTGGTGGCGGCCCAAGAACTGGGGCACAGAAGCAATATCAGTGAACTGGCTCGCCAGTTAGGCAAATCACCAGTGGTGATGGCAAACAAGCTGAACCCGGACTGTGATACGCATCATTTAAGCCTTGGTGAAGCGGTAGCCATTACTGAACTTGCTGACGATAACGGGATCATTGATGCGTGGGCTCATCTGCGCGGAAAGGTGCTGGTGGATATTCCTGCTGGCTCGATGAACGACGAAGAGCTTGCTGATCAAGTGATGCTCATCCAGTCAGTGTTTGGGCAAATGATGCAGACGATTTATCAGGCGCGGGCTGATGGCGTTATCGATCGGTTAGAGCATTCAGCAATTGAGCGGATAGGGACTGAAGTAGCACAGCAGGTGATTGGTCTGATTAAAAGCACTGGCGCTAATGTTCGTGAAATCAATTCTGAACCTGTGCCGCGCATTCTTCGCGACCCAATTCCTCAGAGTAAATAGCCCCCGCATTGCTACGGGGGAAATAAATAAAGCACGGTAATAAAAACAAATACAGGTTATCAGGGCGGCTCAAATTACATAGCTGGCACAGATAGCAGGAAAAGAAACGCCCCGCACTGCGCGAACAGTCGGGGCATGGCTCACAGCTAACTTTAGGAAACGTGAACATGGAAAAGAATAGCAAGTCATCTGTAAAACGACAAGGCCTTCGAGCCGCCTTACTTTGTCGCCCCGGTATTGATTGGGGGTGGTATTTGCACGGACAGCGGTTAACCCGCGATCAAGCGGCTGCATTGCTGATGGAGGTGACACATGCCCGCTAATTTGGATATGTCGCCTCGTCTTCCAACTCGCCGAGCTGCAGCAAAATATGCAGAGAATCTTGGCTATCAGCGTGTTGGTAAGCATTTCATGAGTGGCAACCGGTTCGCAGTTATTGAACGCATGCCGGCATCCGGAACGTACAAAGTGATTGAAGGGGTGCCGACATGATCAAGCAACGAACTATGGTTCACATTGCACTGAACTCAAAAAATGAATGCGTTGATATTCTGGTGGCTACATGTGGGCGATTGATACCGTTTAATGGTGATCCTCGTAATTGCATGTTGGAAGCATGGAGAAATCGAAGAACATCACAATGGTTGCGCGATGACTGGGCAACTGAGCCGTCAGTTAAAAAATGGAAGCGGTATTGCAAAGAGTGTGAGCGCGCTGTCCGTTTCCAGCGAGTTATGTTGATAGGGGGTGCGTCATGAGTCAATTTCACTTAGAAAACTTCTCATGGATGACCCCTGATCAACAAGAGTGCTACAACTTTCTGGCTTTCATTCATGGTGGAGCTAACCACATGTTTGGAAAGATTCAATCAATATCGATGGGTAAAGGAATATCGATTGAATCAGAAAATTGTCACAACCATTTTGGTACATATGATTATTCCTATCTAACCTTTGCTGTCATTGCTGCCCATAACATGGCAATACGATTCAGTATCGAACCATGCCGGGGTGGCCGCCTTTTGCTGTGTGCATCTAAGCGAAGCAATGCTGATGATGTCCGCGAAAACGAGTGTCGATTTCATCCAACGATGAATGAAGCTATTGAATACTTCAACAGTCATCGCCAGCAGAAGTTTATTAATTATTTTGAAGGCGGTGAAGCATGAACGCCGTCATTCAATTCCCCGGAGCATTCCAGCAGCCAGAACAAACAATCCGCGATGATCGGAGTGGCGTTATGAGAAACAAGAAGCGCGGCTTCGCGGCGTTCTATCGGTCATTGCTCGATGATGATTGGACAAAGGACGCTTATTTGCTGGCTGCATGGACAAGGCTGGTATTGCGCGCCAGCTCCAGCGAACAGACAGTGAATTACAACGGACAGGATTGGTCACTTGCTCGTGGCCAACTGGTGATTATACCAAGTCGATTTGCTAATGAAATGCGCGATCGACAAGGTAAGCCAATGAGCCGTCAGGCTGTTGTTCGTATGCTGGAGTGGTTTGAACAGAACGGGATGATTGTTCGCGCAGGTTACGACAAAGGCACGGTGATCACGATTTGCAACTACGACCCTTATCAGTCGCTGGTTAACCCCACTTCATGCGGACAACCGACCGTACAGCAACCCGAACACCTAGGCGAACACCTCAAACCCAATGACAGCAAGGCTTTGGTGGGGGATGCCGTACACCATGCCGAACAACCGACCGAACACCTACCAGTACCAGAAGAACAACCATGTAAAACAACCAAGATAAACAACCAAGATCAAGAGACTCTTGGTGCCGGAACGGCTGAAGCCGCCCCGGACCCTGTCGCTGAGCAGGATGTTATTCCTCCCGATGCTGCGATTCATGCCAAGCGAGGGAAAACTCTGCGATGGGGCACACAAGATGATCTGACCTGCGCAACATGGCTCATCGAAAAAAGAGTCGATGCGTTTTCTGCGAAAGGGCTGGCAGAGCCTAAAAAACCCGATTTGGTTAGCTGGGTGAACGATGTTCGCTTGATGCGCCAGCACGACAACCGTACTCATCGTGAAATCTGCGAGTTGTTTTCATGGGTCTGCAGAACAGGCCGTGAGCTGGAGTATTGCCAAGCACCAGCAACGCTGCGCGACAAGTGGGACGGGCTGCAGCTGCGAAAAGCGAACAGTGAGACTGGTGTTACTAGAGGTCAGAAACCAGCCAGCAACGTAGCTGCAGCTCAAGCTATGGCACAGAGCATCATCGAATCTGGCAAGGGAGGGTATAACTATGACAAACCACTATGAGGTCATCCCTATGGGCAGCGCACTGCAGCTGCAAACAGATCAACTTGTGAGTGATGACGCGGCTCTGTTTATCTCCAATGATTTACTACCTGCACTGATTGGTTTCTGGCCAAAAAGCAGCAACCAAATAAACGGGAATGTAGCAGGGAACTGCATTGCATATGGGATGAAGCTGAAAGGGCTTCTACCAAGATTAATTATGCAAGTGGTTAGTGATTTAGATGATCGTGAGCCATCAAGAGACTTTGCACCAGAACCTCAACTGCTTAAACGACTGTGCATGCAGGCGCTGAACAAGCAGGAAGGGACATCGATGCCAGAGATTTCTATTCGAGCACTGGAGATGCAGGCGCAGGTTAAGTCTCTGAGAGGTGAAATTGCTGATTCTGAAGTTTCTGCTCATGTGCAAATGCTGGCGGGAAAGGCTGAGTCACAGGGATATCAGGTCACAGGGGGGGCGTTCTGATGGATGTATATGGAATGGAAATTTTTCTGATTGTATTGGGGTTGTTACTGGTGGCAGCTGTGTTCTCGCTGGTTGCCGCTGGGAAACCATTTTGCGGATCCGCACACAATGGTATTGAGCCTGATGACACTGACACAGTTACTGATGATCTTCGCTTGGTGCGGTCATGTCATGAATTAAAACAACTGGCCGCCAGAGCGCGGGAGGAGATAAAGCATGGGTAAGTTCATTTGGATGATCATGGCGGCGATCTGGATTTTATCTGCTGTTTACAGCGTCAATAATTTAATGGTATTGCCGGCCCCGGTGCCCGATTCGCTGAAACTATTTATTAGCGTGGTTGGGTTTGTGCTGTTTTTTACACTAGTCACATCGCAGTGGTGGTTGGTTAGTCGAATGCTGATCTGGTCATTACGAGGGCCGATATTAATCGCGTTGGCGTTTATCTCGATAATCGGCCAGTTCCTGATGAAAATAGAAAACATGGTTGTTCGCGTTGGCCACAAGATCATCCCATCCACCAGCGGCAAAGGTGGTCTGTGATGAGTGATTTATTGGCCGCAAAAATCGCAGCAAACATTACCGGTCGGATAAATCTTTCCGATCGGAAAGTGTATATAGCCGGTCCCATGACCGGTCTTCCTGAATTCAATTACCCAACATTCTTTGCTGCAGAAGAATATCTACGCAGCCATGGAGCCAAGGTGATGAACCCTGCCGTGCTGCCAAAGGGATTTGAACATCATGAGTACATGCAGATCGCTATTCCGATGCTGCAAACGTGTGAGGTTGTCGCGTTCTTGCCTGGTTGGCAACAAAGCAAAGGCGATCGCATGGAATTTACCAAAGCACATCATGGTCAGAAGGTATTGCTACTACTGGATGTTGATCATGTGAATGGTAGCCCATGGGTTAAAACGCACTCACCACTGATGACATAAGTGGTCTTAATTATCGGTAAAATCGATAGATGTTTTAACTTTTTTAAAAGTTATCTATGAATACTGAAGATTAAAAATATGCCTAATAATAGGAACCTGCCGGAAACAGGGGAACGACAATGAATACATTATCAATCGCAACAAATAACGCTTTAACCATGAGTAGCCGTGATATTGCAGAGCTAGTACAGTCCCGTCACGCTAATGTAATCAGAAGCATTGAAAGATTAATGTCTTCTGGCGTAATTACGGGGTATGCGCCAACGGAGTACACCCATGAGCAGAACAATCAGTCCTACTATGAGTATCTAATCAATAAGCGTGATAGCTATGTTGTTGTTGCTCAACTTAGCCCTGAGTTTACTGCACGCCTTGTGGATCGCTGGCAAGAACTTGAAGCTGAAGCGACCAAACATCAAATCACGATGCCAAACTTCACTGACCCGGCAGAAGCGGCAATTGCATGGGCAGAACAATATCGACAGGCGAAAGCACTTACCGATGACGTAAATCGTCTTCAAAAGACCTGCAATACACTCGCTGATCAATTCGCTATCGGCATGACACCTTGCCAGTTCGCTCGCCAGCTTAATGGGGTAAATATCCGCCAAGTTATGGATGCACTTTACAAGATGAACTGGTTATTCAAACAGGGTTCAGACTGGATGGTTGCTGCATACGCACGGGATAAATATCTGAAGCAAGAAATGGGCGAAATCAAAATTCGTGAAGGTGTTACCCGGGTGTGCCCTAAAGCAACTCTGACAAAGAAGGGTGCTAAGGCCATCTATAAAATGTACGTCGATGGCAAATTGCCGATGAAGTCAGACTGGGATGGTCACCAGACACATATCTTATTCAGTGATGTTGCGTAGGGGGGTGTAGTGAATTACGACACCATTTCATTACGCATATCCATTGGCGGGTAAATTGAAGGCCGTTCTGGCGACACCGGTCGCAGTAAAAGAGCTTGGGCTGTTGATGCTTAAACTTGGTCAACAGCTTGATCCTGTAATGAAGTCGGTTGCTGGTGGCCGAGTTCTAGTCCTTCACGCTCCGGCAGGTCTTGATAGTTATCAGGCTGGGCTGGTGGATATCCCCTCAATCGCCGGTGAATCGGTATTACTTAACGATGATCGCCTATTGCCGTTATGGGATGCCCTGCAGGCTGAAAATGAATATTACGAAAAAGGCTTAAAACAGTTCGTCTCATTTAAGCACGAGTGTCAGTTTTTTACTGAGGAATGCCATAAAGAATTGGTGTTGCGTAAAATCGGTACCAGCTGGGTTCGTCTGTGTTGGGTGCATGACAACGAGCTAAAAGATGAATCGATGATCAAGCCCATCGCTCGGCGCAACCAAGTTGCGTTCTGGCTTAGTGCGATTTGCATGGAGTTAGGTTTACCAGCTGCACATCCGTTAACACTGCCAGAACTTTGCTGGTGGCTGACTTTGAAAGGCTGGATTGATCGACTACCGGAATCAGTGACACGGGCAGTATTGGGACGACCTGAATCATCACTAAAGCAAACTCATCTCGGGATGAAGAGCACTGATGATTTATACAGAGAGTCGCCAAGAACTGAGATAGTTCAAAGAGTAAAGCCGGTCGTTAAATTTGTTGCTGACGCCGAGCCACCAGCGCTGTTCATGCTGAGACCGAAACCAAAGCACTGGGAAAACACGAGTTACACCAGATACGTGAAAGTGTTGCCATGCGTCGTTTGCGGTAAACAGGCTGATGATCCGCATCATTTGATTGGGCATGGACAGGGGAAGATGGGCGGAAAAACGCATGATCTATTCACTATCCCATTATGCCGGCAGCACCACAATGAACTGCACAAAGATATGCACACTTGGGAAAGAGAGCACGGAAGCCAGATAAGCCACCTGTTGAGCACTATCGACAGAGCATTAAAAGAAGGGGCACTGGTATGACAAACGATAAATCAGATATTGGATCATGGGTCAGATATTTTCGCCTGGCTAAAACAATCCAGACTCTGGATGTTATGCGCGATCGATGCTCAGAACGAGCGCCGGATTCCAGCGTGATGATCAAGGTTGCAGCCAATCATCGGCAAGATGAAATCCTCACTGGGCGATTGATGGAGGTATCCAGTGGGAGATGAAATTATCATCACATTGCCATGGCCACCAAGCACAAACCGGATCTGGCGAAATGTAGTTGTCAGAGGAAAGCCTAAAACACTACTCAGCAAAGAAGGGCGGGAGTTCCGGGCATTAGCTGGGAAGCACTGCTTAGTGTCTGGCATATCGGGCAAGCAACTATCAGGAAGAATATCCGTGACGCTGGTGGCCAGCCCGCCAGATAGACGGCATCGAGATCTTGATAATGTATTGAAAGCTACTCTTGATGCACTGACGCATGCCGGTGTGTGGCTTGATGATAGCCAAATAGACAGATTAGAAATAAGCCGCGGAGAAATAATAAAAGGTGGCAGTCTGAAGGTGAGCATAAAGGGGGGAGCATGAACGTCGCAATAATACTTGCTGGATTAACCCCAAGAGCGAAACAGATAGATGGTATGGGGTTCGGCGGAACACCTGTTTGGAAGTTTGAAGACAGAATTGCATTGCTCGCTGGACTTAAAGGACCAGCACTTGATTGGGCCTATTACCGATATTGTGGTCAGGAAACGAAACTACTGCCAGTTCTCCGCTACCTGCAAAGTAGTCTTGATTTGTATTGCGGTATTAATCGAATTCGCATCAAACGCGAAACAAGAGCAGGAATAGTAAAAGTTGCACTGATGGATATGACATCACCTATTTGCCAGGAGTGCCAAGGCAGGGGCTATCATGAAAAGCTCCATTACAGCACTGAAGTTCAAAAAATAATTGGTGAAAACAATACATGTAAATGCTGTTCTGGAAGTGGTCGGGTAAGACTGTCAGGCCGAGCGATTGCGGGGGCATGCGGAATAGATCATAAATCATGGGGAAAAACTCATGATCTATTGCTATCTGAAGCTAGTAAATTGTTAATAACAATTGATCATGAGGTTTTCAATAATGCTCTAACGAGAAGTAATGAATGACTTTAATCTTATTTTACACAGATATTAAAGTATTTGATTTAAAAGCTCATTGATACGCTTTTGTTCCAAACCTTCTTTGCATAAAGTATGAAACTCGCGATGGTTCATGCCAGCTTGATTAGCCATGCTTTTAATTAGGGTTACTGTGAAAGGGGACTCGTGCTTATCCACAGTAACCTTATATTTTTTCTTTTTTGAAATCATTACCCACTGTTCGTGGGCTGTCCCTTTCTTTGGTTGCAGTTCGAAGCCAAGACATTCCAAAGCTTCGGTAACTTCTTTGTAAGTTAAAGGTGTTAATTTTTTAGAAAACAATCCCACTTAAGCAAATCCTTATGCCGGACAACTATTGCTTTCTTGGAATAACTTGGCGGCACTAGGAGCCTTTCTTCTGATTAGCCTGCTAAAGAAAATTTCCAGGCTAAGCAGATGATATTTCAAGATCAACGAAAATGGAGCTTTACGTGATAATAACTGCTCAGTATAAGCAGCATCTTCACAAGCTTCTTGAATGTAGTCTTTAATTTGTAACTCAAGCTTTTTTTGAGCACCATCTAAAGTGTTTGCTTGTGCAGCAAGAGACAAATCAATACAAACTGCAACATATAGCCCATCTTCCATGTAAGCCATGCATCTGAGAATCATTTTTCTCATGCATCCTCCTTAGAATAAATACGGCTGTAGCCTTTTGTTAACAACTCAAACTGAGTATAGAACAACATAAGCTAAAGGAGCGTGAATTCTACGCATCCTTGTCGACAGTTTCCACCTGTAAACTATAAGATCAATACTGTTTATTTTTACAACACAACATATAGTGGTTTTGTGTTAATTTTTTACACTATTTTGTTTTTGGTATTGTGCCCCCCCCAACATTACTGTATAAATTACCATGCTGCTGTTGTTGCACTCAGCACTTACTAACCTGCATTGCGCAGGTTTTTTTGTGCCAAAAATTTGAGCCTCGGATATTCCGGGGCTTTTTTGTTTCTGTCCCCCGGCGGGGTAAAGGTCATGAAGATGCCAGACAAAACTTCCGGCCTTCTGGCCATGTTTATTGAATGGGTTACTCTCCACCAGCCTGCTATCTACGGCTTCTCTTTATCTCTGGTTACTGCATGGTTGCGTGTTATGTATTCCGGCGGTACTCACCGTCAACGCGTTCTTGAAGCCGCTATGTGTGGCGCGATCAGCCTTTCATTAATGAGTGCGATGGAATGGATCGGCGTTCCATTATCTGCATCAGGCTTTATAGGCGGCATGGTTGGTTTTCTTGGTGTGGAGAAGATCCGCGCTCTGGCAAATGTTGTTATCACTAAAAAGGTAGGCAGCGATGGCGAGAATCAATGATACAGCCAATGTTCTGGCGTTTCTCGATATGCTGGCATGGAGCGAAGGAACGGCAGGACTTGGTGATGATGGTTACAACAAAGTCGTTAATGGGAAAGACAGCCCTGACTTCTTTAATGATTACGCTGATCATCCGCGCATTCTGGTAACCGTTAACAGTAAAGGTTTGAAATCAACAGCCGCTGGTCGCTATCAGTTCCTTGCAAAAGATTGGCCTCACTATAAATCGCTATTGCAACTACCAGACTTCGGGCCGGTATCTCAAGATAAGTGGGCTATTCGTTTGATCATTGAGCGCGGGGCGCTTGGTGATATCAAAGCAGGCTGTATTGCTTTGGCTATTCGAAAGTGCAGCAACCTATGGGCAAGTTTACCTGGTGCAGGTTATGGGCAACCAGAGCACTCACTCGATAAGCTGATTGCTAAGTATGTGCAATGTGGTGGTGAGACTAATGATCATTGAGACAGTGAAACGCTGGACCATCATTGTCCTGCTTATTGCTATTGCACTATTAGTGCTGGTGTTAATGGCTATGCGTGTAGATACAGCAGCACTGCATGGTCAGGTTACCTCATTAGAGCAGAGCAACAGCGCACTGACTGAGGTTGCTGCTAACAACGCCGCAAAGGTAAGAGAACTGACATCTGATGATAAGGCTAATGATCAGTTAGTCACAGGTAAGCATAAGGCCATTGGATTAGAGCGTGAACAGACGAGGATCACTATCGATGCTGTACGCAAGTCACTACACAGTGAAGCATGCGCTACTGTTCGCTTGCCTGCTGACACTATCCGCATGCTCAGGCCAGCAGGTAGTAACCAGAACGGAAGTCCATTACCGAATTCCACCAGCAGCATTAGTCCCTGAATGCACTGAGCCTGCGTTCGTAGGTAGCACATATGGTGATGCGGTGGAGCAGGTGAGGCAGGAGCAAGGAGCATTCCGAATATGTCACATCGAAATCGACAAGCTGAACACATGGATCGAGCAGCATCGATGACCCATTGCACCATTATTGGGCGGACGTCAACGGGTCCCTCCGACCGGTACCCCCATTACGGGTGCGCTGACTCTCGGTGATTCGCTACATATGACGCGCAAAAAATGGCATTTCCTTCCTTCCCATCTCCACGGTGTTTTTCATGCCAAAGCTGGTGAATAAATCAGAGCTGTCTGAACTGATCAGCAAAGATGTCAGAACCCTTACGAACTGGCAGAAACAAGGGATGCCGATAGCAGTTGAGGGCGGGAGAGGAAAAGAAAATCTCTATGATGTAGCGGTGATCATGGAGTGGTACTCAGATAGGAAATGTGAACCTCTGAATTTACGCATTCAGGAGCTTTCAGGATCCGAATCCACTGAATACGTTGAAGGAACGATTGAATATGAAACGCATCGACTCACCAAGGCCAGAGCTGATGCGCAAACCTTGGCAAACCAGAAAGCCATGAAAGAAGTAGTCGAAATGGAATTCGCTACTTTTACCTTGTCACGCATAGCCGCTCAGATAGGCAGTATTCTCGATACTGTCCCGCTTAACATGCGGCGCAAGTTCCCTGAGTTGGAGACTAAACACATCGAGTACCTTAAGCGGGAAATCGTCAAAGCCCAGAACATTGCTGCAGGCCTCGATGACATGATCCCGGAGCTGTTAGATGAGTATCTCACCAATTCAAGCTGAGAATTTAAGATCAGCTATTCGGAGAGGGCTTGTCGCGCTGCATCGTCCACGGCCAATGACGGCAGTGGAATGGATGAACGAAAATTATTACTTACCTGTTGAGTCGTCATACCAGGAAGGTAAGTGGGAAACGCTACCTTTTCAGGTAGCCATCATTAACAGCATGGCTAATGATGACATCAGAGAAGTAAACCTGATCAAGTCAGCGCGAATTGGCTATTCAAAAATGCTGCTTGGTGTAATCGCATATAAGATTCAACACAAGAAACGAAACTGTTTGCTATTTCAGCCAACAGACGGTGCCGCATCAGATTTTATGAAATCTCATGTGGAGCCAATGATAAGGGATGTCCCTGCTATCAAGGCTATATCACCTTGGATTGGGAAAAAACATAGAGACAATACCCTTGAGTTAAAACGTTTTTCAAATGGCCGTGGTTTTTGGGTTCTCGGTGGTAATGCCGGCGGGAACTATCGAGAAAAGTCAGTCGATGATGTTTATTACGATGAGCTAGCCGCTTTTCCCCCTGATATTGATAAAGAAGGTTCTGCAACATTCCTCGGGGATAAACGCATTGAGGGTTCTACAAATCCAAAATCTGTTCGTGGGTCAACACCAAAAATTGCTGGTCAATGCCAGATAGAGCGAGCAGCCAGTGAATCTCCTCATTTCTTCAGGTTTCACGTTAAATGCCCGCACTGTGGAAATGAACAGCATCTTAAATGGGGCGGTACAGATTGCTCATTTGGGATCAAATGGGATGGTGATGACGCAAAAACTACTTATTACCTTTGTGAACATAATGCATGTGTTATCAAACAGTCTGAGCTTGATCAGTCTGATGGTCGTTTTATTTGTGAAAAAACAAATATTTGGACCATAGATGGTTATGACTATTTTGATTCTGATAATAACGCGATTGATACCCCTGATTCAGTGACCTTTCATGTATGGACCGCATATTCTCCATTTACTACTTGGGTTCAGATTGTTAAGGATTTTCTGAAAACTAAAGATGACCCAGGCAAATTAAAAACCTTTGTTAACACTACCCTTGGTGAAACATGGGAAGAGGAAACTGGCGAGAAGCTGGAGTGGGAAGCGATTGCAGGAAGGCGTGAAGTTTACCGGGCTGAAGTTCCTCTTCGAGCGTTATATGTCACAGCTGGTGTTGATACCCAGGATGACCGATTCGAATACGAGATAACTGGCTGGGGAGCAGGTGAAGAGTCTTGGGTAATTGAGTACGGCCGGTTATTTGGTGATTTATCCCGTCAGGAAATATGGGACACACTAAGGAAGCAGTTAACTCGTTCGTTTACTCGGGAAGATGGAACACAGCTGGATATCCGGATTGGTTGTATTGACTCTGGTGGCCATTACACCGATGAGGTCTACACATTCTGCAAATCGAGCCCGCAACGCTGGATACCTGTAAAAGGGGCCAGCATTTACGGGAAACCGGTCGCTAACTTCCCGCGCAAAAGAACACGAAAAGGTGTGTACCTGACGGAAGTTGGTACCGATAACGCCAAGGATATTATCTACCCGCGTTTAGCTATGGTGCCATCTAACATAGAACAACCTTGCCCAGGTTATCGACATCACCCAATAGCGGAATGGGCTGATGAAACCTACTTCAAAGGCCTGACCGCTGAACGAAAGAAGATGGAGTTCGTCAAAGGTCGTCGAGTTTATCGCTGGATATGCCCTAGTGGCGTAAGAAACGAACCAACTGACTGTGCAGTTTATTCGCTGGCAGCTATTCGAATTGGTGTCCAGCACTTTGGTTTTAATCTAAATCAAACAGTTCAAGCGCCAGAGCGCTCAGATCAAAACCCTCCAGAAGAATCAAATAATTCCAGTTCATCAAACCAGCAATCAAGCTGGATTGGTGGCTTTAACCGATCGGGCTGGCTATGAACGAAACAGAAATTTTAGACATGCTGACTCGCTATACGCAGGCAGAACGGGACTTACTGCAAGGTAAAAACGTGATGTGGGGAAATCGGCTGTTACAACGTGAAAACTTAAGTGAAATCCGCAAAGGCCGGCAGGAGTGGGAACAAAAACTAGCTTCAATCCGGCGGGGTGGTCGTCCTTCGCATTCGCTTGCTACTTTTAACTGAGGCTAACCCATGAAACTACTGAGTAAGCTAGCAGAAGGAGTAGAGCAAGCCATTGCTGCTGTTGCGCCTCAGTGGGGTGCAAATCGAGCCTACCATCGGTTACTAATAAATGGTTATGAGGCGGCAACACCCAGCCGCACGCATAAAGCCAGCCGTGAACATCGGGCTGCTAATAATGCGGTATTTGCATCTGGGCGATCTCTTCGCGAACAAGCGCGCTGGTTGGATGAAAACCACGACATTGTGATTGGCCTGCTCGATAAAATGGAAGAGCGGATCATCGGGGCAAAGGGAATTCAAATTGAGCCACAGCCGAGAAGTCTCACTGGTGAAATATTAACTGACTTTGCCGCTGAACTTCGCCACCGCTGGGCCGCATGGTCAATTTCCCCTGAAGTTACTGGCACCTTTTCTCGACCACAGATGGAACGATTAGTTCTCAGGTCGTGGCTTCGTGATGGTGATGTGTTCGGGAAACTAATTCGAGGGTCTGTTCCCAATTATAAATACCTGACAAACACACCATTCGCTATCGAATTGCTGGAGTCAGATTTTGTTCCTCTCGATTTGAATGACCCGGGGAAAAACATCGTCCAAGGCGTTCAGTTAAATGGCTGGCGCAGACCAATCGCTTACAACGTGTTACTCGATCACCCAGGTGAAGCCACTGGCATCAGATTCACTACGAAAAGTATCTCAGCTGACGACATGCTTCACCTGGCTTTAAGAAAGCGGATTCACCAAGTTCGCGGCATTACTTTGCTACACGGCATCATCACTCGATTATCTGATCTGAAAGATGTGGAAGAGGCGGAGCGCGTTGCAGCCCGCATATCTGCGTGTCTTGCCTTTTATATCAAAAAAGGTAATCCCGACAATTACATGACTCCGGAAACGCAGGGTCAGCCTCGTAGTTTCAATATTTCACCAGGTATGACTTTCGATGATCTTCGTCCTGGTGAAGAAGTTGGCACCATTCAAAGTAACCGGCCAAACACGCAATTGAATGTATGGCGTGAGGGGCAGCTTCGTTCTGGAGCCGCGGGGACAAGAAGTAATTATTCCAGTATTGCTCGTGATTATGACGGCTCTTATTCAGCTCAACGACAAGAGCTGGTGGAAGGGTTTGAAGGCTATGCCGTCTTGCAAGATGAATTCGTTGGGATGTGGTCTCGACCCGTCTATCGAGAATGGCTTGCCGCTGAACTGCTGACTGATCTGAAGCTTCCGCCAGACCTCGATAGACGCACGTTATTTGATGCCGTCTATCTCGCGCCGGTAATGCCTTGGATTGACCCTTCAAAAGAATCGGATGCATGGAAAACAAAAATTCGTGGCGGAGCTGCTACTGAAACTCAGTGGATCAGGGCGGAAGGTCAAAACCCTGATGAAGTTAAACGTCAGCGTGTTGAAGAAATCAAATTCAATAAGGAACACGGCATCGTGACAGATACCGATCCAGCCAATGATTCAGGAGCTCAAAACAATGACTCAGGCCAGCAAGTTACTCAACAAGATGCTGCTCAGCCCGATGGCGGCCGCACCAGAAGCCGTGACAGAACCAAGTAATAAAAGCTGGTATTCAATTTCTGCCGCTATCAATAACCAGCCTGTTGAAATTGCCATTTACGACATCATCGGATATTGGGGAATCTCAGCAAAAAGCTTTCTGGATGAAGCAAAAGCAAAAGGCGTATTTGATGCTAAAAACATTGATATCCGCATTCACTCACCGGGTGGCGACGTGATGGATGGCCTAGCCATTTACAACACACTAAGTCGCCTGACAGCCAACATCCGGATCTTTATTGATGGTATCGCTGCCAGCATGGCATCGGTGATTGCCTGTCTTCCTAATGCGAAAGTTTATATGCCAGAAAATGCCTGGCTAATGGTTCACAAGCCATGGTGCGGAACAGCTGGGAATGCTGATGATATGCGTGGGATGGCTGACTTCCTTGATCGCAATGAAGTCATGATGCTTTCAGCTTACGAAAAGAAAACAGGGAAAAGCCGGGAAGAAATTGCCGCATTGCTTACTGAAGAAACTTGGATTGATGGCAAACAAGCTATTGAACTGGGTTTCGCTGATTACTTGGAAGCGCCCTTGCAGGCTGCTGCCTCTATCAACACTAATCGCATGAAGGAGTTCGCCAACATGCCAAATGCTTTAAAAAATCTGATTGCCCCGCGTGGTAATGCGCAACAGCCTGCACCAGCTGCCGCTCCAGCACCTGCTGCTCAGGTAACTCTGCAAGCGCCAAGTGCTAATCAACCAAGTGAAGCCGACATTCAGGCTCGCTTTAAACAAATGGAACAATGCCGCCGAACTGACATCACCGATCTGTTTGCGCTGACTGGTAACAAATATCCGGATCTGTTGGCGTCTTGCTTAGGCGATATGGATATCACTCCCGCTATGGCGAAAGCCCAGATCATGCAGGAAATGGGTAAAAACACTATTCCAACGGCAGGCCCATCAGCAGCGCACATTCATGCTGGCAACGGCAACTTAGTTGGTGATTCTGTAAAAGCCTCTGTTCTGGCCCGCGCCGGTTTAGCCGAACGCCAAGCAAGTAATGGTTACAACCATATGAGCTTGCGTGAATTGGCCCGGGCATCACTGGCTGATCGCGGTATCGGTGTCGGCAGTTACAACCCGATGGAACTGGTGGGCTTATCCTTTACCCATACGTCATCTGATTTCGGCACTATCCTGTTGGACGTTGCACATAAATCAATGCTCAAAGGCTGGGAAGAGTCAGAAGAAACGTTCCAGAAGTGGACCAAAAAAGGCGAGCTGGGTGACTTCAAGATAGCTAACCGTGTTGGTTTAGGTGAGTTTTCTTCTCTGCGTCAAGTTCGTGAAGGCGCTGAATACAAATACATCACCCTGGGCGAACGTGGTGAACAGATCGCACTGGCGACATACGGTGAGATTTTTGGCATTACTCGTCAGGCCATCATTAACGATGATCTGATGGCACTGACTGACATTCCTCGCAAAATGGGGATGGCTGCGAAAGCCACTATCGGTGATCTGGTTTATGCACTGTTAGTCGCAAATCCAACGCTGAAAACTGATAGTAAAGCACTTTTCAGTACTGATCATAAAAACTTGCTGACCGGCGCAACATCAGCAGTGAGTATCGAGGCTCTGGATAAAGCTCGAACTATGATGCGCACACAGAAAACTCAAGCTGAAGGTGATGCAAAAGGACGGACTCTGAATATCCGTCCGGCATTCGTTCTTTCACCAATTGCGCTGGAATCAAAATTAAATCAAACGATCCGTTCTGCATCTGTTCCAGGTGCTGATATGAATAGCGGAATCGACAACCCAATCCGCAATTTTGCCGAAGTCATTGGCGAACCGCGTCTGGATGATGCATCTGCTACAGCATTCTATCTGGCTGCGGCACAAGGTATGGATACCATCGAAGTTGCATACCTGAATGGTGTTGATACTCCATACATGGAACAGCAGCAAGGCTTCACTTCTGACGGCGTATCAACCAAGGTTCGCATCGATGCCGGCGTTGCTCCGCTCGACTTCCGCGGCTTGGTTAAATCTAACGGCGCTTAATCCGAAAGGCAGGTCTGATGACCTGCCAGTCATTCTTCTTATTAAAGAGAAATAACTATGGCTAAGAATTATGTTGGCACTGGTTGCGTCCTGACCATGATCGCCCCAGCTGGTGGTGTTGTATCTGGTGTGCCGGTAAAAATCGGGGCATTAACACTTGTACCATTGGTCACCGCTGCCGCTGGTGCTGAATTTGCCGCTCGTGCCGATGGTGTATGGCGCTTGCCATGTGCAGCTGGGTTGACTGCAGGTGCAATGGTTAAATGGGATGGCACTGCCGGTCAGTTAGTCGCTGACTCAGCCGAAGATGCTGATGACTTCGGTAAACTTGTCACTGCTGAATCAGGCGGTTATGCAGACGCTCGTTTATCTAACTAATAGGAGAGGGAGCTTGCTCCCTTTTTCATATGTCAGTATTTGATAACGCGTTTGGAACGGCAGCAAAAACAATGATGAGTGTATTTGGTGAAGATGAATTTGCCATGTATACGCCGGCTGGCGGAATAGCAACCCCTCTTCGCGTTGGGGTAGAACGCGGAGTCAAAGATTCTGATCAATCAGTAATGATGGTTAACTCTACCATTGTTATCAGCTGGTTAAAGTCAGATCGTAGTGAGCACGCCAGAGGCGATGTAATAACGCTGGCCAATGACGAAAGCTATCGACTGAACAAACTGTCAGACGATGATGGCATGTTTATCTCATATCAGGTGATAAAAGCATGATTGAACAGATCGGATTAGATGAAGCAAAGGCGGCGTTCAGCGAATTGCCTGCGAATCTTCGTTCTGCTCTGATCCGCTCAATAAACAATGTTGTTCCTACAGCTTATGATCTTGGTGTTGAGAAAATAACCAGTCAGGTCGCACTGACAAAAACCTATGTTAAAAGCCGACTGTACGTTTCACAGAAAGCTAGTAATACAGACCCAATGGCAGTGATATCTGGTCGTGTTCGCTCAACTCAGCTGCGTCGGTATTCCGGAACTCAGTTGTTTGCACCTGCAAAACTTCCCGGCAAGCGCCGACTGGCGGGGACGTCAGTTAAAGTAAAAGCTGGTGGCAGTCCGAAAACCTTGAACCACGCTTGGATCATTAAGCTTAAGTATGGCGAACAAGACGCCAGGATGGGGCTGACAATGGGAATCGCACAAAGAACCGGGTCTGGTCGCAATGACTACCGGATCTTATATGGCCCGTCGGTTGCTCAGGTGTGGCGGGATGCAAAAGAAGAAATAAGACCGGAAGTTGAACAGCTTCTGGCTGATGAGTGGCGCAAACAGATGAGGGATGGACTGTGAAAAGTAACATCACCATATATGCAGGCAGACTGGTTACTAAGCTGAAAAATATCCCCGGCGCAAAAGCTGAAAAAGGCTATCTCGCACAACACTTAAGCAGTGGAAATACGTCATATCCATTCTTTGCTTTGCAGCCAGTTGATGAACAAAAGAACAGCAATACAAATAAAACCGTATCCGCAGAACGGAAATATAACCTGTTTGTTGCTGTCGCTGCTGGGCCCGATCAGGATGAAGATCTTGATGATGCGCTGTTTGATATGCGGGTTGCACTCTTGAAAGATAATCGACTGCTCTCACTCGGGGATAATCCAATTGCCGGAAAGTTTACTATTGGCGAGCCAGAATTCTTTCTTCCTGAAGGATTTGAATTCAGCTTTGTAGCACAGATACCAGTCACAATTAATTACACCGACGAACTATAGCTTCGTCGGTATTCAACACCATAACCCAGCCATTGCGCTGGGTTTTTTATTTTGTAAAACCACGTCTTTAAGGAGACATGACAATGGGTCAATTTGTCGATTCAGGCCTGCTGCTGGCCGGTGACGTATATATTTCTGACATCCTGTCAGCGGGGAACTATGGTCCGGCAATTGGTCCGATCAACGTTTCTGAATGTCAGGCTACTCCGCCAACGACGGAAGAAAAAAACCGTACCAGTAATAAAAAATCCAACTTCGGTCAGACACTGGATTCAGTTCAGGTGCCGAAAGACCCGGCAAAGCTGTCCATCACCTGGGATACCGCAACTAAATCACTGTTAGCCGATGCTGTAGCAGGTAAAGCCACAGCCTATGCTCCTGAAGTCGCGACATTTACTGATATTCCTGTGACATTAACTGAAGAAGGGTATGTCGAATTACCGAATCAGAATATTGATACTGCCTCTTGGTCAGTAACACCCGCTGCCGGCGGCACCGCGTTAGTTGAAGGAACAGATTACGAAGTTAACCGTGATATGGGCTTGATCAAAGCGCTGGACCCGGATGCTGCGATTGCCGTGAAAATAACCGGTAAAACCAAAGCCGTAACTGGTACGCGTATTACCGGTGCCACTGAAATTACCAAGTCCCGTCGTGTTCTGATTGATGGTATTAACTTGGCTACTAACCAGAAAGTACGAGTTATTTTCCATCAGGTAACCTTCACTGCTAAAGGTGCTACTGACTTGATGAAAGGCGACTTCGTTGAAGGTCAGCTGGAAGGAACCTTGGTAACGCCTGCAGGTAAAGATGCGCCGTGGGAAATGGTAATTCTGGACGCATAACCAATCAATAAACCTCTAAGGCGCTTCGGCGCCTTTTTTGTTTTTCCTGCATAGAGAAAACCATGTCTAACAAAAACCAGAGTGATATCCAGCTGCGGATCATTGCCGCAATCGATGGGCTGGTGGATATCAGTAAGTTGATCACTGAGGTTGATAAGCTCGGTGGCCAAACAACTGAATCTAGCGTTGAAGTAGAAAAGCTAGTTTCAGATCTGGACAAACTGCGCCAGCAAGATCAGTTAATTAATCAATTCCAGCAACTGAAAAAAGGCACGTCTGAATTAAGCGGGACATTGGATGATGCCCGTACTCGTGCCACCGCATTAGGCAAGGGGTTAGCCGACTCAAAATCTGCTGTTGCATCGACGAACAGCGAATATAAAGCCAGCATGTCTGTCACTCAGCAGCTGTCTAACGAGTGGGTGCAGGCAAAAGCTAAAGTAGACCTATTGTCGACCGGCATTAAAAATACTGCCGCACCTACCCGGGAACAGCGTGACGAGCTGAAAAAGGCACGTGAAGAAGCCAAAGCACTGGGTGAGCAATATCGTGCATCATCGAAAGAAACCAGCACTCTGGCGTCGGCCCTGCGTTCTACCGAATCGGCTGTAACCAAACAAGCGAAAGAGTTTAATTCAGCCCGCAAAGAAGTTAATCAGCTCGATGCTCAATATCAAAAACAAAACGCAACGCTGAATTCTCTGCGAACCACGTTGCAGCAAACAGGTGTTAACACAACTCAACTG